AGGAAATTGATCTCATCCGAACCGACTCGGGTGAGGTACTGATCCAGTGCGAAACCCGACACGTCCGACAATAGTTCATCCGTGACGTACACCAGCACCGCAATCTTGTGGAGGTTCAGTTGTAACCGTCCGAAGCCGGGTTTCGACGCGGTGATCTGATCACCCTCCTCCATCCAGTACCCACGCACCCCACCATGTCGCGAACCGTTGGCACGCGAACTCTCGTTGTTGCGCGGGAATGTCAGGGTATTGCCGGAAATCGTGTAGGTGTCCGTCATCCCCAGCAGCGAATTGTTTGCGTAGATTCGCTGCATGATCTTCGACGAGAACTCCGGCGGCACCAGAAAGCCACCGTCCGACCCGACCTGGTTTCCCATGCCGGTGGGTGCTTTCGACATCAATCGGGTGAGTCGATCATCGAGTCGTCCGCCGTGGTGACTCGCGGTGCGGACGGCGAGGGCGAATTCCCCCATATTTGTGAAACCGCTGCGGGGATCGTCCCCATTCGCGACGGGTGGGGTGAATGCGGGGTGCCCACCCGATTTCAGGGTGGTGATTGCATTCTGCATGGCGGTATCGACGGCTTTGCCAATTCCGTCGGTGAGAGTCTGCACGATGGTATCCGGGTTCCAGGTGTTCATGAGGTATGCTCCGGGTGAAAAACAATGTTCACGTGATTCGACCACGCAGACGATTCAACGATCGTCGGACGTGCTGATCGGTCACTTCTCCCCAGTTGATTCGAGATAGCGTCTCGACGAGTCGGGGTAACTCCGGGGCGACGGGGGACGCGATGGGTGGATCGACTCCCATCGCTTTTTGCGTCGCTGCGGAGAGTGGGGGTAACACTCCCTTCCCCACCGCTTCGACGACGGCGAACTGTTGGACGGGGAGATAGCAACAGGCGTACTCCAACAGCATCCATTTTTCGATGATATACCGCACCTTCGACATCGCGGGTTGATCGCGGACCTCCTGTTCGCTCGGTGCGCGGACTTTCAACGGCAGGAACCCGATCGATTTTCCACGCATCAACCCCGCCTGCACGAGTGCGAAACACTCATCGGGTGGCCAGTCGGCATCCTTCCATTGATCGGGTCGAACGGGGTAGTACGTCTTCGCCAATACCCCACGATGCCCCTTCTCGGCCAGCGGTCGTCGCCACAGGGACAACCCCACGGGTGGCATCCAATACGCATGGTTCAGCGTCACGATCGGGTTGAGCGTGAACTGCGAATCGTCCATGCCATCGACGCGAATCATGTCCCCTTCGCGATCGGGGTCGTCGGTCGTGATCCAACTGATGTCCGCCCGTTCGCCGGGTTGTAACTGCGTGAGTGCGGACGGCAACGACAGTTTGCGGTACGCGTGGGCATCGTCTTTGGGCAATTCGTAGAGCACGCGATCCAGGTGTTTCGCCTGTGCGGACATCATCGGAAACCCGAGCGGTCCCTCGGTGTCTCCGAACCGTGAATCGAACATCAGTCGGCTCCTTCAGCGTTGGAGAAGCGGTTGGGGTCACTGTTACGTCCCGTACCGGGTCCGAAGTCGGGACGACGGACGAAATCGGTCGGTGCGACGGCCAGTGGCAACCAGGGTTGATCGCCCCACGATACGGCTTCCAGTCCGCGTTCCGATCGCACTTCGTTGATGCTGCGCACCCCGAGGCGGAGATCCTGTTCCTCGCGTTTCAGGGCGGTGTCCACCCCTTCGTTCAGGGGGTCATCGGATTGAAAGAACAACCGTCCTGAAGGGTCGAACAGAGGGATCAGTTGTTCGTTCAGTTTCTCGTCGCGACGTTTCAGTCGGGGTCGGATCGTGAGCAACGCATGTTGTTCCCGACTGGCCTGCAAATTCGCGAGGTTCGTTTCTTTGGTCAGGAGTGCGAGGGGTACTCCGAATGCGTTCGCGATGTCTTCTTTCGTGAACGATTGCTCCGCGAGCGTCGCCATGTCCCCCAGCGATTGTTCGATGAAACTCACCTGCAACCCCGTCTCCGCGACGAGTGCCCTACCCTGTCCACCGCGACGGAATTTCTGGTGCCATTCCGCTTCGATTCGCTGACGTTCCGCATCGCTGATCACCTCCGATGGGCTGATGATCACTCCGGGTAGACCGACGTTGCTCCAGATGGCTTGTTTGAACCCCAGGAATTCGGAACCGAGCGACACCTGCTCGAACACCGCCGCCAGTGGGGATAGTCCTGCGCCATACGGATCACGGGGATGCGGATACCGGAAGTGGATCACCTCGTTCGAGGTGAACTTCTGGGGTGGTGTCGTTCCGCGATATTCGTAATGGTCTACCACCTTCTTCGACTCATTCTCGCGCACCGGGTGGATCAGGTGAGCCGGGAGCGGCCAGATCGATTCCGGCACGTCCAGCGAATCGAAACTCAGCAACCAGTATGCGGAGCCGTGGACCTCCTGATACAGGGTCGTCAGTTCCATCAGGTCGTGGAGGTTGTGCGTCGGGTTCACCCTCGATAACAGTGTCAGCAGGGGATGGTCCGTCACTTCCTCGATTCGTTCCGCTTTCCGTTTGATCGCCATCGCTTTTGCCAGGTGGGTCGGCAATGTGCGGGTGGTACATTTCGCGGGAGATTGGCCCGCGAACGTGGCGACGTACAGTCGGGGTGCGTAACTCGCGCAGACGCTCGCGTTGATGGTCGCGCAGGTGTATGCGGTGTTCTTGAACTCACGCAGTAGTTCATGGGGTGAGGGTTCCCTTCGACGGTGGTATGCGTCGATCGTGTTCCACATCGGCGGGGGTGCCGAGAGTGGGGTGTTGTGCGTATGGGATTTTGGGGTGAATTCACGGGCGAGGAACGTCAACGCCCGGCTGATGAATCCTCGCATTTTCGATACTCTCCTGGATGGAAAACTCGCGAAAAGTAAACATTCGATTATGTGAAGTTGCTATTCCTGCATGGTCCACCATGACTCGGGGATTTCTTTTCGATCGCTGGGGGTATCCTCCGGGGGTTCATGCCGCAGGAATCGACTCAGGAAATCGTGATCGACCCGACTGATCAGGTATCGCAGGGCCGCGAGCGCGTGGTTGTCCGCATCGACCGGGACTTCATCGGGGCGATCGGGGTCGTAGTGGTATCGCTTCGCTTCGAGCAACAGGTTCGGACACTCTCGCCGCATGATTTTCAGGCGTTGTGTTTCGATTCTCGCTCGCACCGCCGCGATCCCTGCTTTGATCGCGTTCGTTCCTTTTCGCACCGTCAGTCCCGCTTTGCATAGTGCGTTGATCTCCGTTGGGTGGCTCGGATCGGCGTACCATGTCACCCCCCTGGGTAGCCCCGCGATGTGTTCGTGGAGTCCCTTCTCGCGGGCGTATCGTTCCCCCACGATCCAGAGGATGTCGTGGGTGTCGCGGAATCCCCAGATGGCGGCGAATGGGTTGCGATATCCGAAGTCGATTCCACCGACCCATTCCCCACTGATCACGGGTAGTTCGTCGGTTCCGCACTGTTTCTCGAAATCGGGGTACACCAGACCCGTCATGCTCTCGAACGAGCACTCGAACTCCTGTCGCACCCACGAGTCGCCACATGCCCGACGTTCGCCGTCGATGAACTCCGGGGTGAGTCGCGGACATTCCGTCCACGGGACACAGATGCGATTCCAGTCTTCACCGCCCTGCGTCCATGCCTCCCAGAACCACCCCTTTTGTCCGAAGGGGGTCGAGAGTGCGATCAGGTGTCCCCGCGACACGCCGAGCATCGGTCGGACCGATCGGTACAGTGCGTCGGACACCCGTGCGGCTTCGTCGATCAGCAGAAGGCTCACGCCCTGAAAACTGCGGATCGTTTCCTCCATGCCGGGGAGTGACACGATGCGACTGCCGTTCACCAGTTCGAGGGTGGTTTCGTTCTCGCGCACCGCTTCGATGGGTCGCCCGATCGCGTTGTACCCCTGCTTCACATACCGGAAGAGTTCGAGGCTCTGTCGCTGCGTTCGCGAGAGCAACAGCACCAGGCTATTGCGTCGGAACAGGGCGCGGTGCAGTGCCTTCGCACTCGACGATCGCGATTTCCCACCGCCTCGCGTGCAGCAGAGCAACGTGTAGCGATGCTCCGCGACGAGGAATCGTCGTTGCCACGGGTCGGGCGGCAATCCCTGTGCGATCAGGATTTCACCGGGATCGATCGCCAGGGAGAGCGGAGTACACGGCACGGCTTCGACTCATCTTGATAGTGTTATTTTGTTCACTATCCATAATAGAGGAGATTCAGCGGAAAATTTCTAGAGCAGATTTCGAGAATTTTTCGGATGGGTGCGGAATCGCGAACAGTAAACGGGGGTGAATCAGATGCTGAGACGCTCGGCGAAGTGTTCGCGGGCGCGGTCGATGGTGTCGAAATCGAAGTTGTTGTTTTGGAGATCGAGGTATCGGAGGTGATCGAGGGCACCCGAATCGATCATGGCGTGGATATCGTCGTCGTCGAGGTGGGTGTTGGCGAGGTGGAGTCGGCGGAGGTTCGACACATACGGCGATTTCAGCAACTCCCGGAACCCCATCGAACGGAGTCGATTGTCGTTCAATCGGAGTTCGCGAAGTTGATCGAGGATCGGCCACCGGGTCAGCAATTCCATCCCGCCCCGGCCGATTCCACACTGTCCGAGGCTCAGGGATCGCAGGGCGCACGGCCCGGTCCACCGCACCAGTTCGATGATCCCGTCATCGCCGAAATGGTTGCGGTCGAGGGTGCATTCCACCACGCCGTTCAACCCCGGCCATGCGATCAGGTCTTTGATCCCCTTCGGCGATAACTGGTTCCGTTCGAGGTCGAGACTGGTGAGCGAACACGACGCATTCAGACCACGCAGGTACTCCATTCCCTTATCTCCGACTTCGTTGCGTGCGATGTCGAGTTCCCGCAGTGACGGGAGCCAGGATGTCGTGAGCAGCGAGCGGAACCCCATCGCCCCCATGCTGCAATTGGCGACCCGCAACGACGTCAGTTCCGGCAGGTGTCCTTTCCTCGCGATGGCGATGATCCCGTTGTCGCCGATGTTATTGCCGGACAGATCCAGGTATTGCAGCGAGGGGAGTTCGGGTGGGGATTCCGTCACCATCCCCGATTCGATGTGGTTGGAGTAGAGTTCGAGATGTCGCAGGCGTGCGAACGTCGGGGAACGCCAGAGGTTCTGGACGCTTTTCCCCAGATCGCATCCCCCCGCTACCAGCCGACGCAATTCCGTCCAGCGCGTGTTGCTGCCGAACCATCGTCCCTCGGTATCGCCGATCTGTGCCCCGCTACTCATCCAGAACCGCATTCCGGGGACGAAATCGGGGTGACGCAACAGGTACTCGACCGTCGGCATGGCGTTACAATGGAACGATTGCAGATCGATGAAATGTCCGTCGCGGAATAATCGGCAAAGGCTTTCGGTGATCCACTCATCGTTCAGTGCCAGGGCCAATCCCCGCAACCGCGACGGAGCATGTTCCGCGGCCGTCCGGCTCAGTCGCTCCATCGCGGCCAGGGGTTCGGGCTGCTCGCCGTGTGAGCGAATTTGCAACGTCGTGATCGGCGACTGATCCCACAATCCCGGCAATGCGGCGAACCAGTCCTGCCAGTGGTTGATCGTCACACAGCCGACGAACCCACGCTCGAAGTATGACCATGTGATACCGGGAATTTGCGGTAGTTCACTCGTCCAGTGATGGCCGAATGTTTGCCATAGTTCGCTCTCGCGTTGCCGTAGTCGATCGAGTTCGTCGTAATCGATGTCGTCCTTCGCCAGTGCGCATTGAACGCGGATGAACTCGGCGCGTTCCGCTTCGCCGCGTTCTTCAAGCCAGTCGGCGAACACCAGACGCGGCGTGTCGTCGTCGAGCGACTCGCGGATCGATTCGTAAAAGGCACTGCGTTCGGCGTTCATATCTCAGATCCGTCGTTTACGGCGTGCGTTTCTCGTTCGGCGCGTCGGTGCCTGTTTCCGCACCCATCTCAGGAACGGCTGGACTTCCGGTGCCATCCGCAACTCGTTGATCGTCGCGTATTGCCGTGCGAGCGTGTTGTTCGTGTACGTCGCATGGACGTAGCCGTGACACATGCCGCACA